TATGAAGGTCGACCGTTTGAGCTTGCGCGCTCCCACTGTGAGCGACGTCCGTGCGGCAACGTCTGCTTCCAACGGCGACGACGATCAGCGCGACACCATCATCCTGGCCAACCTGTCTGAATCCACCACCAAGGATCTGGAGGGGCTCAAGCTGACGGACTACCAGCGGCTGCAAGCCGCCTACTTTCGCCTGGTGCAGGATGACGGGGTTTAACGCCTCCCTGCAGAAGCAGGTCGCGAAACGCTTGGCGACGGAGTTCTCCTTCGCGGCCAGCGAAATCGAGTCCATGCCTTTTTCCACGATGATCTGGTGGCTCACGGACTGAGCTACCTATCTCTGCACGGAGTTACCCCATGGCAAATAACATGGCGCTCGGCCTGGTCATTGGTGGCGTCGTCAGCTCCACTGTCGGCGCTGCCTTCAAGGATGTAGAAGGCCGCATCAAGAAGCTTGGTGAAACCGGCACCAAGGCCCGCGTCCTGCAGAGCACCATCGGCGATACGGTGCGTCTGCGGGACGAGTGGAAAAAAGCCCATGACACGGGCTCTGCTTCGGCCGATGGCCTGTTGCGAAAACTGGAGTCCAACCTCAAGACCTTGAAAGAGCAGGGCATCGAGGTCCGTAACCTGCGCAAGGAATACCAATCCCTCGGGCAGGTAGCGCGAGCGGCCGAACTCAAGGCCCTGGGCCATACGCAGATTCAGCAGGGTAAAGAGGGTATGAAAAACTCCCTCGGCAAAGCGGCAGCGCTCACGGCGTCGTTGGCGATTCCCACCAAGGTTTCCGGCGACTACCAGGCGCAGATCCGGCAAATGTCGTTGTGGGCGCACACCGCTGGTACTGGCGACGAAGCCAAACTGGCAGCCAGTATTAGCAAGGTTGCGGCAGATAAGGGCATGAGCCAGCAACTGCTCGCAAGATCGGTCGGGGCGCTGATTGAGAAAGGGGTGGATTGGGATGTCGCTGCGAGCTACGCGGGGCAGATCGCCGACCTGATCGACGGCCAGGGCATGGAACCCGAGACCATTGCGACTCTGATCAACTCCTTCAAGGAGGCAGGGGTGAAGCAGGCCGATATGGGCGCCATGTTGGGCCAGGTCGCGGCGGCGGGTGACATCGGCGCATTCGGTCCTAAGGACATGGCCAAGTACTTGCCGGCCATGCTCGGTAACATCAAGCGCCTGGGCATGGAAGGCCCGGAGGCGGTGCGCTTCCTCGGGGCGAGCCTGCAGTCACAGTTCTCGCAAACGCAGGATTCTGCGGCTGCGGCCACCAACATGAACAACCTGCTCAACGCGGTTATTAGCAGCACCAGCCAGGAACGGTTCGCCAAGGAAGGTTATGACTTGACCGGCTCGATCCTAGCCGCGACCAAAAGCGGCAAGGCTGCAAATCCGGTCGATGCCTTCATCATGCTCAGTGAGCAACTGATCAAAAAACAGGATCCGGCCAAGGCCAAAAAAATCGAAGCGCTCAAGGCCAAGATCAAGGCATCTGCGGATGGCAGTGCTGAAGAAGAGCAGGCCATGGTCGCGCTGACTGAGGCGGCGGGGCTGGCGACCATCGTCAGCGATCAAAGCGCCAGTGCTGGTTTGCTCGCGCAGATTAAATACGGTGACAAGATCAAGGCTGATATGTCGACCATCAAGAAAACGGATGGCAAAGCCAAGATTGAGTCGGACGCCACCAAGGCGCGGGAAACATCGAACAGGAAGTGGGCTGCTGCGACTGCCGGCATTGAATTATCAATGACGCGTATCGGTGATGCGGTGCGCCCGCTGACTGATCTGGCGGCCGACGGGCTGGCGAAAGTGGCGTATGGGCTTGGTGAGCTGGCGGGGAAGTTTCCGACAGTCATCAACGGCGCGACGGTTCTGGCCGGTGGCATTGTCGCACTGGGCGCGGCGATGAGCGCGTACAAGATGGGCAAAGGCATGCTCAACGTGGCTCGTGGTTCGCTGATGGGCAATCCCAATATTCCGCAAAAAGTGATCGTGACCAATATGCCTGTGGGTGGGCTTGATGGTGGCGGAGTTGATGGGCAGGGCAAAAAAGGCAGGCGTGGTAAAGGTCGTAAAGGTCGGGGTGGCCGTACAGCGATTGCCGGTGCTGCATCTGCGGCGCCGGTCAACGCTGCTGCCAGCAGGTTCGCGCCCAAGGCCATGATGGGTAAGGGGCTCGGGTTCGCTAAGGTCGGTGCGCCCATGGCGCTGATTGAGGCGGGGTTGATCGCTGCTGATACCTACCAGAATGCCGAAACCCGCGACGAAAAGGCCGAGGGCTACGGCAATGCTGCAGGAACCCTGGCCGGCACGTTGGCCGGTGCAGCGGCAGGTGCCGCGATTGGTTCGGTTGTGCCGGTAATCGGCACGGTAGTCGGTGGCCTGATTGGTGGCTTCCTCGGGAGTTGGGGCGGTGGTGAGCTGGGTAGTGCGGTGGGTAAAGCGGCGTTCGGTGGCACGGATGAGCCATTGGCTCCGCCGGCTCAACCTTCACCTTTGCGCCTGCCGCCGCCCAGTTCAGTACCCATGCCACGCCTGGGTCAGATGGCACCTTCGCTGTCGTCAGGTCCGTTGATGCTTAAGGTGCCCGCTACACCTGGCCCTGCGCCGGGTGACGTTTCACGTTCGTTGGCGGTGACGCCAGCCGCTGCTGCCGCTCCTGCAGTACTCAATGCAGTATCAGCCGCGAAGTCGGAGCCACCGCGTGTCGATCAACAGTGGACGTTTTCCCCATCCACACAGGTGACCGTGCAGGGTGATGTCAAAGATCCACGGCAACTGGCTCAGGACTTGATGCCACACCTGCGGCAGATGTTCGAAGACTTCAGCCGGGAGCAAGCTCGGCGCAATCTATTCGATGCTCCACATGTTTAAGGAGGTGCAATGACTTACATGGAGCAATTGGAGGCCGGTTTCAAATCCCTCGTCCAGGCAGGGGAGGCGGGTCGTCATAGCATTGACGACATGATGGGGCCAGTGAACGGTGCTATCAGTGAGATTAGCGGTGCGGCGGAGGAGATCGCCAGTCTGCCAGGTGTGCCCCCTGAGGTTGGCGCGAAGCTGCAGCGTGTCATGCGCGGGATTGGTGCCGCCCAGTCCAAAGTTGGAACTGTGCTCGCAACTTATAACAAGGCCACCCGTACGATGTCGGGAATTGACGAGCGCATGGGAACGCTGAAGGAGCAGGCTTATCGAGCAGGAACCGCGATCAATCAGATCGCTGGCAAGGTCGATCCCCGAATGGCGAACATTATTCCAACCAGCGCCTTAGCACCGAATGCCACGCCTATGGCGGAAGCGGTCAAACCTTTCCCCCACCTGCTGATTTTGCAACCTCTGCAAACCAATGCTCAGCCGTTTTACTTCAACTTGGATACGGCGGCTTTCGACGAGCTGCGACGACAAACAGAGTTTCGCTGGGCCTCGCAAGAACGCTTAAGTCGTCGACCCTCGCAGCAGGCAGTGGGTATGGGGGAGGAAAAACTCAGTCTCAAGGGCGCTATCTTCCCTACGTTCAAGGGCGGGCTCAAGCAACTGGACACTCTTCGCTCTATTGGTGCCCAGTTGCTGCCAATGAACCTGACCACAGGCTATGGCTTTGTACTCGGTACCTGGTGTTTGCGCAGTCTGGAAGAAGAGCAGGGGGCATTGCTGGCAGGTGGGATCCCGCGCAAGCAAACCTTTAGTTTGGAGTTCACACGCTATGGCGATGATATGCAGAACGTCTGACGGCGACCTTCTGGACACGCTTTGTTACCAGTATTACGGCCATCTCAATGGCACGGTCGAGGCCGTATTGGCAGCCAATCGGTTGTTGGCGGATGAGCCGCAGCCACTGCGTACAGGGTTGTTAATCACCTTTCCCGATATCGAGCCGCCGGCACTAGAGCAGGTGCAATTATGGGATTGAATATTAGGAGATATCCATGAAACCCATCTTCAGGATTGTCGCTGATGGTTCCGATATCACGGCCTTGATCAATGACAGGCTTCTGCTGTTACGCACTTTGGACAAGCCTGGTATGGAGTCGGATGAGTTCGAGCTACGTATTGATGACCGTGAGCGCGCGATATCTCTACCGAAGAAAGGAGCCAAGATTGAGATTTACCTCGGCTATGACAGCAAAGCCCTAGGGCGTCTGGGTCGCTACACCGTCGACGATATCGAGGTCTCCGGTCCTCCTGACACCCTGGTTATTCGCGGCAAGGCCAGCGACATGCGAGGCAGTGGCAAGACAATCCGTAGTGGTAGCTGGGAAAATGCTCAACTTTCTAAGATCGTCGCTGACATTGCTGCCCGCAACGGCTGGAGACCCGAATGCCCGGTCCGTATGGTCTTGCCTCGGGCTGATCAGTTGAACGAATCGGACTACAACTTCATAACTAGGCTGGCCAAGGATCACGACTGCACGGCAAAGGTTGCTGACGGCAATCTGCTGGTGCTGCCCCGTCAATACGGACAGACCGCCAGCGGCAAGAATCTGTCAGTGATCACCATTTGGAGAAGTGATGTCAGTCGTTGGCAATTTCGCTTCTCCGACCGCACTACCCAAAAGGCAGTCAAAGCGCGGTATCAAGATAAGAAAACCGGCGAGCTAGTCAATCTGACTCTCGACAACGATGACGTGCCGGATGGGTTGCCACCGGTTCACACCGACCGACATATCCACCCGAACAAATCCGCCGCCGAGCAAGCTGCTAAAGCAAGGCTGGCAGCGTTCAACCGTTCGACTGGAAATGGTCGGGCGTACGGACTTGTTTGCTGAGCGACAGATCAATGCCCAAGCCTTTAAGGAAGGCCTTGATGGGGAGTATTTGGTTGACTCGGTAGAGCAGGTTTTTACGCGGGCAGGTTGGAGTACCACGGTGGGTTGCAATGCAGGAAAGAAAGGCAAAGCTAAAGCCGCGAGCAGAAAACAGAAAAAAACAAAAGATGTCAAAGTGTTAGAGCTGTGATACGCGTGGCGCTCTATAAGCGAGAATCCTGTAACATCTCGCCCGCAATGAGACGGAGCTGTGCCTCAACTCTTGAAGATAGTGCCAAGTGCTTTGTGAGAAAAGAACGTTCACCGGATAACGAATGATGGAATTTAGAAAAGATATAAATGGCTTAAGAGCGCTAGCGGTGCTGGCTGTCGTAATTTACCACTTTAATGCGCTATGGTTGCCCGGCGGATTTGCTGGGGTAGACGTTTTTTTCGTTATCTCCGGTTATTTGATGACTGCAATTATCTGTAAGGGGGTAAACGGTGGTGACTTTAGTCTAGTTCGTTTTTATATTGCGCGGGCTAAGCGGATTATTCCAGTACTCGCTGTGATGTGTGGTGTGTTGATGGTCTTCGGTTGGTTTTGTCTTTTGCCCGCCGAGTACAAGGAAATGGCGCGGCATGTATATAGCAGTCTTGGGTTTTACTCCAATTCGATTTATCTAAAAGAGGCGGGGTACTTTGCTGCAAGCACGAATGAAAGATGGCTCCTGCATACATGGTCACTTTCCGTTGAGTGGCAGTTTTATATTGTATATCCGATTGTGCTGCTGGCTCTGTCCAAATTCTTTGGCGTAAAGGCTATTCGGTGGTTCTTACTGGCAGCAGTTTTGATCGGTTTTGCATATTCGCTCATGCTTTCGCCACGACATCCTGAGCAGGCTTTTTATTTACTTAAAGCTCGTGCTTGGGAGCTATGTGCTGGTGGGCTTGCTTTTTTGTTCCCCCTTGCACTGGATAAGGTAAAAAGGCGTATCGTCGAGTGGCTAGGGTTGGTGTTGATCCTGGCTGGCTATGTTGTGATCTCAAAAACTATTGTTTGGCCTGGCTATTACACGCTTATGCCTGTCATTGGGACCTTGATGGTTATCCTCGCCAATAGGCAGGACTCTCTGTTGACAGGTAATTCAATATTTCAACGGGTTGGTTTGTACTCATATTCAATTTATATTTGGCACTGGCCTGTAATGGTTTATATGAGTTACTCAGGTCTGCTCACTGATTTCGTCAGTGTTTTAATCGGTATAGTCATCTCGTTAGGGCTTGGGGTTGTCTCATATGCGCTTATCGAGCGCAAGAAAGAGCGTGTTAAGCATGGCGCTTATTCGTTGGCTTGGTGTGTAGGAGTAATTGCTGTTGTGTTGGTCAGTAATTTTGTTTTCAGATTTGATGGTGTTAACTCTGAGGTTAGGGGTGAAAGTATCACTGAGAAAACAAAATTCATTGAAGAGTACGCGGATTTACATAAGGGTCTTGGAGAAGCCTATTGGCTAAAGTGTAACTCATATGAGGTGATGGCCTCTAAGGGGGCGAAAAGCATTGACGCTTCCTGCACTGACCAGAAGGGGGTTGGAGGAATCTTTCTTTGGGGAGACTCCCATGCTGAAGCGTTATCATTAGGCATCCGGAGCAATTTACCTGCAGGTGTTCCTTTTTACCAGGTGACCTCCTCTGCCTGTAAAGCTACTCTTGGCCACAATGAAGCTCTAGTGGAATTCCAGGCTACCTGTAATTCATCCAATACCTTCGCACTGCAGGAGATTGCTCGGACCCAGCCCGAGGTGGTGATTCTGGCCCAGCAAAACTCTCATGAGCTCACGGATTGGAATGAGATTGCTCGTCACCTAAAGACACTGGGAGTCAAGGAGGTTGTTCTGGTTGGCCCGGTACCTCAATGGAGGCCTTCCTTACCGCTGGTAATTGCGAAGCGGCATTGGCGTTCATCTGACAGTCAGATTGTCGATCAGGGGTTGGATCAGCGTATGCTCAGAACAGACGCATTACTTAAGAAAGAGCTTGATCCAAGTGTAATTGGCTACATCTCTGTTATCGGGGACGTATGTCAGGGGCTGGCGTGTTTGGCTAAGGTTGATAACGGAAAGTCTCTAATGGTGGTTGACTACGGCCATCTCACGCCCTCTGGCT